ATTTGGATCTAATCGCTTGCGTCAGTTCCCGAGAAGAACACCAAGCAAAGGTCGCGGAAACGCTGGCTACTTTATCTACCCAACCCTTCGTAAGATTCAGCCTGAATTGATTAAAAAATGGCAAGAAGCATTTTCCAAGATATTGAAAGAGTGGGATAAGTAATGGCTGGCAGTAGAACCCTTAAGCTTTCAATTCTTGCTGATGTCGATGATTTAAAAAAGAAGCTTGATACTGGCTCTAAAGAGGTTGAAGGCTTCGGCGGCAAAATGGAGAAATTTGGCAAAGTCGCAGCAGCCGCTTTCGCAGCAGCAGCCGCAGCAGCAGCAGCCTATGCGGTCAAGTTAGCCGTTGATGGCGTCAAGGCAGCTATTGAAGATGAGGCTGCTCAGCTTCGTTTAGCCAATGCTCTTAAGAATGTTACTGGGGCAACTCAAGCCCAGATTTCAGCAGTTGAAGAGCAGATACTCAAAACTTCTTTGGCTACTGGTGTTGCTGATGACCAATTGCGTCCAGCGCTTCAGCGCCTAGCAACTGCAACAGGATCAGTAACTAAGTCGCAAGATTTATTAACGCTAGCCCTAGATATTTCAGCTGCTACTGGTAAGAGTGTTGAGACTGTATCTAATGCCCTAGGTAAAGCCTATGAAGGCAATACAAGCTCTTTAAGCCGTTTAGGTGTTGGCTTATCAACCGCCGAAATAAAGACCCTTGGATTAGAAGGCACAGTTAAGCAATTAGCTGAGACCTTTGGCGGAGCAGCAACAGTTCAAGCCAATACTTTTGAAGGTCAGATAGCAAGACTTAAAGTCGGCTTTGATGAAGCCAAGGAATCAGTAGGAGCTGCTTTATTGCCTACCCTTCAAAGACTTTTGGATTACTTTATAAACACAGTTATTCCTAAATTTATTGAGTTCAAAGATGCAGCATTAAAACCAGTTACTGATGCAATTGCCAGAAATAAGGAATCATTAACTATTCTCTATAACTTTATTAAAGACTTTGTAGTTCCAGTTTTAATCAATAACCTTGGTGGAGCACTTGGATTTATTGGTAAAGTCGCTGGCGGTATTTTAGATGTTATTGGCGCGGTAGTTAATGGAATTAAGAGCGCAGTTAATTTTGCCATTGATGCAATAAATGTCCTTATCCGCGCTTACAATGCCGTTCCACTTTTGCCTAATGTATCTACCATTTCTAAGCCATCATTCTCAGCCCCTAGCACTCCAAGCAGTTCAACACTTCCAAAGATTGCTACTGCTCCAAGCCCAAGCGTCCCAGTAGCTCCTAAGCCATCCACTACTCCAAGCGCTCCATCGGCTTCAACTCCTAGCGCCCCATCAACGCTAGTGCCAAGCGGTAATGCAATTCCTTCTGGGTTTAATGTCGCTGGCACAGTTGCAGCTAATCAGCAAGGCAATGTGGTAATTAATGTTAATGCTCCATCCGCTATTGATGAAGAAGGCTTTACCAGAGCAGTTATCTTGGCCCTCAATAACTCCACCAATCGCGGAACTACTGGCGCTGGAGATCTAAGGACTTCGGCTCAAATCTTATGACGCTTTGGACTCCCGATTGGCGAATCAAAGTCAATGGCACAGAGCTAACCTCAGTTACTCTGAGCAATCTAACCATTACCTCTGGCCGTCAAGATATTAACTCCCCAACTCCTGCAGGGTATTGCTCGGTTGAGGTTATAAATACCGATGGCACTAATTACTCATTTACAATTAATACTGCAGTTACAGTTGAGATTAAAGACACTAGCGGAAATTATGTGGCTCTTTTTGGCGGTAGAGTTTCAGACTTGCGGCAAATAGTAAGAAGCGCCGGATCAAGTGCAGTAATTACTAGCCTTCGTATTACTGCCATTGGAGCGCTTTCAAGATTGCAAAGGGCTATCTTTGATGGCAATTTGGCTGAAGGGCTAGACGGCGCGCAGATAACAGATTTACTTGATGACTTGCTTCTTAATTCTTGGAATGAAGTTCCACCAGCAGAAACTTGGGCAACTTATGATGCAACCGAAACTTGGGCAGATGCTCAAAATATTGGGTTAGGTGAAATTGATGCTGGCGAATACACAATGGTTAGCCGCCAGATTACCGATAGCATCATTGCCCCAATAGCCAATCAGATTGCTAATTCAGCTTTGGGTTATCTCTATGAAGATGCGAATGGTCTTATTGGATATGCAGACGCAAGCCATCGTCAAGATTACCTAGTGGCTAATGGCTACACAGATTTAGACGCTTCCCACGCCATCGCCTCGGGCATTGGCGTTATCCAGCGCCAAGGCGATTTAGCCAACAAAATTATTATGGACTATGGCAACAACTTCAATAGTTCCTACACTGCTCAAGACACAACTTCTCAATCAACTTTTGGGCTATTTGCCGAGCAATTTAACAGTTATCTAAAGAACGCGGCCGATGTCGAAGATGTAGCAGATCGCCTAATTCAGCTTAGAGCCTATCCAAGGAACACTTTCCAATCCATTACTTTCCCACTGCAATCACCTGAAATCGACAATGCTGATAGAGATGCCCTACTGAATATATTTATGGGCCAACCAGTCCGAATTACCAATTTGCCTCTTAATATCTTAGGTGGCGAATTTACTGGCTTTGTCGAGGGCTGGACATTCAGCGCTTCGGTTTCGGGCTTATCAATTACCTTCCTAGCTACCCCAACAGAGTTTTCGGCCTTTGCTCAACAATGGGCTCAAGTCAATGCAGCTGAAAGCTGGAATAGTGTTCTTAATACGCTAGAATGGCAAGACGCGATAGGAGTTATTAGTTAATGGCCAATACGACCAATTTCAACTGGGAAACGCCAGATGATACAGATTTAGTGAAGGATGGCGCAGCTGCCATTAGAACCCTAGGCAATTCTATAGATACTTCATTTGTCGATCTTAAGGGTGGCACTACAGGACAAATTTTAAGCAAAGCTTCTAATACCGATTTAGATTACACTTGGATAGCCAACGATCAAGGCGATATAACTGAGGTCCAAGCTGGAACTGGTATTTCAGTAGCTTCAGGAACTGGCCCAATCCCAGTGGTAACTAACACAGTTGCAACCGCTTATGACGCCAAAGGTGATTTAGTAGTTGGAACTGGTGCAGATACTTTTAGCCGCTTAGCAGTAGGCACAAATGGCTACACACTTGTAGCGGATAGTTCGGTTTCACCGACAGGCTTGAAGTGGGCTGCACCTGCTGCTAGTGGCAAAGTGTTGCAGGTTGTAAATGCTCAAATAACTAGTGCCACAACTATATCAACTGACAGTTTAACTGATACAGGTATAACGGCCACAATAACACCAACTGCTGCAACATCAAAAATTTTAATTTTAATAACTGGCGTTGCAAAAATAGCAAGAACCCAAGATGGTCAAGGGTTAGTGACTAGACTACTCAGGGGGGCTACAACTCTTCAAGACAGTGACCAAAACATTTATGTTGGACTGCCTGGAATTACATCAATTTCTAATTTTTTTGTGCCTTATGTCACAAGTTATTATGACAGTCCAAACACAACTTCAGCCACTACTTACAAATTACAGGGTCATCCAACATTTTCCACAAGTTCTGGGACTGCCACATTTCAACCAAATAGCGTAAATCCGTCAAATATAACTTTATTAGAAATAGGAGCATAAATGGACTATTTAATGAAGGCTATTCGTAAATTAAAACCTACTGCTCAATTTTCTTATACAAATGAAGATTACAGCACTATTAAATGGGATGTCTTAGAAGGGGAAGCACCTACTCAAGCAGAGATAAATGCTGCCATTGAGCAGGTCAAGGCTGATGAATTAGCGGAAGCCGAGGCAAAAGCAACCCAAAGGGCAGCCCTGCTAGATCGGCTAGGCATTACCGAAGAAGAAGCTAAACTGCTTTTAGCATAATCTTGAGGGATTGTGCTAAATAACTAATATGCCTAAATTATGCGCAGCAGGAATTCAACTTCGGGAGCAAATCGATGACGATTATCCTGATCGCGATAGGAAGTCTGATGGCTGGATTGCTGACGCTAGGCATCTTGCAAAGGGCACTTCTGACCATATACCAGACGCTAAATCAGGAATCGTTAGAGCTTTAGATATTGATGCTGACTTATCAGCTCACAAAGAAGAGGCTTACGCGCTAGTTGAGAAGATTCGCAAATTAGCCAAGAAAGGCGATAAGCGAATTGCTTACATTATTTTTGATGGAAAGATTATGAGTCCGATACTGGGATGGAA